CTCAAAACCAAAATCTTGCAAAAACGTCGCAGCAAATTTTCCTGGATCACAGTGAGTTTGTGTCAGTACAAATGCCCATGCCACCCCCATGACTATGGTATTGCCCAGTGTCGTGTCAGCACCTCCTGTCTCTCTATTAGAACGCTTAGAACGAGAGACTTTCAATCCCCTGCACTGGTAAGTTGCTCTTGCTTGTCTTCGAAAAATTGAGATCACTTCGTCGGTTCCCCCCAACGCCTCATACAAACCCCAGAGATCATGTAACAACGGAAAACTCTGAGATTGATCAAACATTGAAGCATCCCCTTCGATTAGCAATTGAAGTTTTGTTGAATTGATTGCGACCAGACTGTCGTCTCCTGCCACAATGATGAAAATTCCTCGCCGGGAATGAGCCATAAGCATCCAAGCAGACAAATCCTGAGCTGTCGCCCCGGAACCAAATACAATTTCGATCATCAACCTCTCGCCTCCTAAATCCACATATCCTGCTGGAATAGGATTTTCCTCCGGATTGTCGATAACATAGGACCAATCCGAACTGTAGGTCAAAGTAAACGGCCAAAATTGTTTGATCTTTTGTGTCATGCCTAGCACCACAGGCCCAGTCAAAACTTGTACACGGGGTCCAACATTAGCTATTGTTCGCGGCTTGAGCTGCATATAGCCATGTTCATCCATCTTGCACAGTCCTTCGTCCATCTTCATGTTGATCTCAATGTTGTTTAACTCAGGATCGTCAAGTGTGAATGGTGATTCATGAAGTTTTTCCAAGGCGATGATAGCTCTCTTTTTCTTGCTACCATCTTTAATGTTTTCCAACCAAGGATCTAAATTGTCTTCATAATTCACTTCTTCAACTCTTTGACTTTGGGATCCTACCCATTTCGATCGAACCATTCCAAAGAACATAGACCTCTCCACATTGTACAAGTCTTCTTCCTTCCTACCATCTTCTTCATATGGGGCCTCTGCCAAAACCCGGTTTTTAACAGTGAAAATATAATTCTCACGCGTATTGCCAGGAATATAGACAGGGACATTCGTTGGTATTATATAGTGCACAAAAGTCAGATTTTCGCGTTGAACATCAAACTCTCCTCGCAAGCCGATCCACTTAGACTGAACTTTAACATTTCCATAAGGTTCAGGTTGAGCTGTAATTGCAGCTTGCTCTGGAAAGAATGATGTAATTCTAGCTACATCTGGCATTACACTTGGGCGAAGACCCCAAGGAGTATAATGATAATCATGCACAAATTGAGCCCAAGCATTACGGTGTTGTTCACGAGCATAACCACCAGTCTCATGTTGCCATGCCGACCAGTTATTAAACAAGTGCCACACTGAAATCGCAATCATTGGCGCTCTACCAACTTTGGGAGCCGCGTATGCCGCTAACCCCCAAAGGGAATGAAATGTCATTCCTCGAATTTGACCAATCGAACCTTCAATCACTGCCATCGACTCCGCGGTCGCTATTGCTGAACCAGCTTTACCTGATAAATACAAAGCCCACTTGATTCCTTCTTCAATCAAAGCTGCAACCACTGGATGAGATAAGTGAGGAAGCATACCATAAGGTTTCTGATGCCATTGCGCACACCAGTTCTTATAGCACACTGCCATTTTACTGTTTATGTTTTTCAACACCCACAGCTGATTATATGAATCACACAATTCTTTCACCAGTTTATACAAACCAGATTGTTGGAAGAAAATTTTTAGAGCCCGGAATGAATTGCCCTCTGGATTGGTTTTCCATAATTGAATAGTTTTAGTAAGAAAAGAACCGACTAAAAATTTTAAAAATGTAACTCCTTGTTGAGAGAAAAATTTGAAAGTTGTAGTTAGAACGCTACGCCCTTGGAAATAAAATAACAATCCCAAGAGCCCTATTTTGACCACAGATAATTGATTAGAAATCAACTCTTGACCAGCAGTTGCCACCTTTCCTATTTGTTCATTAGCATGCTCCACATTGGCACCGAAAACACTACGCAACACCGCCAAATTAATAGCAGTGTGTTCAGCTCCTTCGAAAAAGACGTAAGAAGCAGTGTCTTCCACCACGTTTCGCGCGTAATCAGGAAAAGCGTGCATAACCGCTCTGAGATCCTCATCGGCTCCAACTGTCATATGTGCTTTCGTATGCAAACACTTGAACACGTACGGAGTTCGCATTCTACCTCCCATCCACAATCTCAAATTATCAGCCAGCAATTTGTCGATAGTCAACTGCCTTTCTGGATAAGTAACATCACTCCACAAGGACTTTGCACCATTCCATAATAACTTATACCAAGGTATTGCGTTTTCTGGAATTCTCATGGTGACAAATGGTGATGGAACCTCTCTTCTAACAGCATTTAACACACGACCAGGAACATTTCGGCATACAATCAATCGCATAGTAGTATCGTGCAGAGTGTGAACCACAGTCCAAGCAAAGCTTGTATTAGTGGCTACTTGAAACTCACTCCCATCTACATGCAACCAATCGCAAGCAGGATGTATAGGATAAGTTGGATTAAATGCGTCCGCATAATATTCTATTGTATCATCTCTATTACGCTTCCACACCGCTTCCTTTAACACCCTTCCGAATGGTCCTGAAAAATAATTACCGACCCATAAAACAATTTGGCCTCGATTGACGCAGGCTTCGCGTATTGTGTTCTGCAGTCCAGCAGCAGTTTGGTAGATATTAACAACCAGCACGAAAGGAGCAGCTCGACTATAAGCATCATCAGCGCGCCTTTCTTCGGGCAAGGGAGCCCGGCCAATATCTTGTGGAACCAAATTTTGCTGGAAAACTCTCACTTGTAATACGGATTCAGTCGGATCCACTCTCAATGCGATGGCTGAGTCCCTTGCGGAACCCCACATTGAGACCACTTGTAAAGGAAGTGGCATTCCCGCTCCCATCGTGCAAATATGAGCCAACGCCCGCGCTGTCATAGCATAACGAGCGGCTGCACCGACGGAATGAGGATTGGTTTCTCCAGAATTGACAAAAGGTTTTAACCCCCAACTTGAAATTACATCTTTAGTTTTTACATCATTAGGACATGGTATTCCTAATTCTAGTAGTTGTCGTTTCACATCTCTCAATTTCTCCTCGGGAGTCAGAACCACCTCAGCAGCGGGTGGTGCAACCACTGGGCCTCCTACGACCGGAGCAGCAGCACCTCTTCCTCTCCCCCCCCTCCCTCGACCACGCGGGCCTCCTCGTCCTCTATGGGCTGGAGCAGCTACAGCTGGTAACGGAGCAGGTAACATTAGGAAAAATCAAAAAATGTTTGTAGTTTTTGTTTTGTTGTG